ATTTTCAAGTGAGACAGTCATTGCTTGATCAGAAGCAAGACTCATAGTCACAGAACCGGGGTCTCCTCCAGATACAGAGGTAACGTCACCGAAAATTGGTAACGCACTTATCACTCCATCGGTAACAGTTCCCGCTAATAAGCTGGGAACCGGGTCAGCTTCTATATAAGTTTCTTGTGCGGTCCATGAATCCCCTGCTGTGGTTACAGCAAAACTTGTGTCATAGTCAACTGTTGGGACACCGTTTGTTATAGCTGCATCAGCTAAATCCAGACTTCCTATATTTCCACTAACCGTATTTGCAGTTGGTGTGACATTTGATCCCTGCAAACTAACTGTTGACCCAACTCGATTACTTGTTGTAGATGCGCCAAGCGTACTCACCGAAACAACTGATTGCATAGTGTGAGTGATGTCGGCTCTCGCAGGAGAAAGGATAAATACCAGTGGCAGTAGAAGTAAGTGTTTCATTGGAGTTTGCCGTCGGGTCCGATGTTTTTACCAGTTATAGGATCTTTACGAGATTTCTTATTGTTTTTACCGTTACCACTACCGGGTTTTTTAACTTTAATTCCAGTTACGGTGGACAAAACTTGCGACAAAAGCCCGGCAGCGAAAGTCGTGTCTATAACACGGGTTGTGTTAGGTGAAAGGTATGAATACGATATGACTCCCAAACACCAACAGAGAATAATGCTGCAAAAGAAGTTTGCTAACAGAGACGGTTTTTCTTCGTCGTCTTTTTCTTCTTTTTCTTCTTTGGGTAACTCATTTGATTCAACCATTAACTAAGTAAGTATAGGTGACTTAACTAAGATAATAGCAAATTCTAATTAAGTTGCTCTTCTTCAGTATCGTCAGAAGTCTTTCGGTGGAGCTGTTGTTTATGGCGATCATGCTCCTCAGTTAATTGAAGGAAAATATCTTTGACTTTCTCCTGAAATTTCTCGTCTTCGCTTTTAGTCTTCTTGTCCGGGTCCATCTTGATTGTTTTGAGATTCGCTGAGATTAAGCGCAGTCTTTATGTGATAAAGAATTTTATATGTTTTTTCTTTATCTTTCTCTGTTGGTGTGAAATTATCCGAAAGTTCGTCGAGATTGTCTTTCAAGAACTCAAGATCTGAGATGCCTTCGAGAATACTCTCAATATAAGCATCCCTAACTGTTAGATCATTTTCTTTAATTAAAGGTGCGGTCACTGGATTAATAAGCTAAGTTTGAAACATACGTAATTACTAAGATTTTTCTCGTTGCCTTGTATGCAAGTAATCAAATGATTAGTTGGACTGAAGGCAATAAATTAATATCTTTTATGTAATTACTTAGGTACATTAGCTTACTCTTATGTAATGTCAAACACTTTAATTCCTCAGATTGTTGGTTATGCAAGGGTTAGTACAAAAAACGGCGAGCAGTTAAGTGCTTTAGAAACCCAGAAGAGCAGATTAAAAAGCGCAGGGGTAGAGAAGATTTATACAGATGTTGAGAGTGGCAGATCTAATGGTAGAAAGGCTTTTAACGAATTACTCCAATTAATTGATAAAAGAGCGATTAAAGAAATTGTTGTCACTAGATATGACCGGTTGGGGAGAGATGCGACTTTTGTTGATGCTGCGCTGGTATTAGCGTCAAAAAAGAGCGTCGTAATTAGAACAATTGACACTGGGATAGTAGACACTGAGTCGCCAGCCGGATTTTTAATGTCACGGATCTCTACCAGTCTTGCCGAGATGGAGTCCAAAATGTTGAGTATGCGGATTAAAAAAGCTCTTGATCAGAGATGGAAAGATGGGAAAATTCCAAGAACTCGTATTCCGTGGGGCTACCACAAAGTTAAGAAAGGGGATAAAGATGCAATTGAACTACATCCAATCGAAGGACCGAAAGCAAAATTATTCCTTGAGCGTTTGCGTGAACAGGGATACCGGTTTGGTAAGACAGTCAAAGAATTTAATGATATTCCTTTAAAAACCTCTAGCAGTGTTCGCGCTTGGTTAACTAATCCCTTCCTGCGCGGTGGGATTGGTTTTGGCTCAGATCACAAATATAGCTTCAAAAAAGTGGTCTGGGGTTTGCATGAACCCATAATTAGGCATGAAGACTGGTTCGCAATAGAACGAATTTTGGAGTTTAATACAACTCTCTGGGGAGCTAACACAAAAATGAAACCCAAGCTTCTTTCAGGTATTTGTTTTTGTTCTGAATGTGGAAATAGACTTGCGTATTCCAGTCGAGTTAAAGAAACTCATACTTTAAATATGCGTTGCAATACGTTTAAGTGTGTTCATCATGCCAAAAGAGTCAATCATGCAATGATTGTTGATGCGATTAACGCAGCTTTAGCTAAACGATCAAAACAGTTAGCAGCTAAGACTGAGACTGAACCTTTAGAGGTAGCAAAGCTTAGAAATGAAATAGATATGTTGACCAAATTAGATGATCCTGATTTAAAGGAAGCAATTAAAAGAAAGAAGGAAAAGATGACAGCGTTGCTTTTAAATGAATCTCCGATTTTGAAGGAAAGAGCCAAGTTGATGGGGGAGCCCGGTTTTTGGAAACACGCGATATCTCTTCCTGATAATCGTCTTCGAGAGATTTATCTCGAATTTGTTGTAAAAGCTGTTGCGAATCCAACCGAGGTAACTCAGGTCGATCTGCGGATTTAGCTTTTTTATAGTCCTCAATTAAAGATATAAGAACTTCGTTAATCGACACATAGTAAACAAAAACTAGCGAAAATATATTAACTAGATAGACAACTGTGCAAATGTACGTTACTGAATATAGCCAGTCGAACTGTCTTTACATCTTGACTGTAAATACATTTTAGCTGCCTCAATCATAACATCATTAAGGGTAGAATCCTCTTGTGCTGCTAGGACTTTCATCTTTTTATGAAGGTACTCTTCCAGATTTACCGTTATCCTTTTCAACTAAATAAGTAACAAATAATATCCAATATAAGTTAAAATTATATATGTGCAAATTACCTATAGATTGTATTCACAATTACATAATTACGTATGCTAGTAGCCTCTTATACTCTATAAATCTCGCAATGTCACCTCTGGCTCAAATTTAGTTCTCCTTTTTGCGCTTCTAAATTTACTTTTACCTTTCCTAATTTTTCTAGCACCTTCTAAAAAGTTAACTGCTCTATGAATCTCGCCAGCGGTTGCCAAGCTAACTGACTTTCTGAGCATCCTTAATACTATTGCTCTTGGTGACTCTTCCAAAACAGAGCTAACCTAGCTAAGTAGTTATAACTTTACTAGGTGAAAAGGTTTTTGGATGCAATTGGTCAGCATTTTGTTTATCGCTCACCTGATCCGTGGACTGGTTATGTCAATGGCCTTCATCAGTTAACCAGTAAGAAGTTGCAGAAGTTGGCCGGTACTCGAACTCATTACAGCAAGAAGACTTTGATTGCTATGTTTCTAGCTCAGTAGGGTCTCGTTGGTAAACAGCTTAGGGTCTTGAGGTTAAACAGGTTTCTTTACGAATACACCTTGTCCTCCATTCACCCAACCAATACAACCGGTGTCTACAGGGATTTCAGGGGGTGCTATTTCTTGTGTTGTATAAAAGCGGTGTGAGCAGATAAGGCATTGCCGTCGTCTTACGATTAAATCGTTTTTATCTTTTTTCGTAAGAACTACTTTAGTTAAAAAAGCTCCGCAATCTGGACAGGCGGGTGGAGGACAATTAGCAGGCGGTCTCATTTCGCGTTACCCCACGATTCTCCATAACTCCCTTCCGCGACGAGTGCTATTTCATCTCCTAATATCTCTTTTCCTGCCTCTTCCATTACTTTTTTAGCCATTTCGAGGACTTTTTCGGCCTTATCGCGCTCACACTCGAAAAGTAGTTCGTCGTGGATCATCGCGACCATTCTTGCTGTTTTATCTATTGCAGGTAATCGGTCATAAATGACTGCCATTGCCAGTTTCACAATCGATGCACACGTTCCTTGGACAACATTATTTGCAAAAACTGTGTACTTAGCGTCTTCTCCATGTAAAAAGCGTCTTCTACCATCGACCATTCTGACAGCTTCACCTCTTTCGACTCTGTTACGACACTGCTTATGCCACGCAGCTATTTTGGGATAAGCCTCAAACCAAGCTTTAAGAAATTTTTCTCCCTCTTCATAGCTAATAGTCAAACCCATACCAGAGAAATAATTAACCAGTCCTTGTGGAGATGAGCCAAATAATGCCCCAAAATTAGTTGCTTTCGCGGATTGCCGTTCCTCTGGAGTGACTTCAACTTCGTTCTTTTTAAACATTAATGAAGCAGTTCGTCTATGAATATCCGCACCCGCTTTAAAGGCGTTCATCATTTGATCTTCATTTGCAATACGTGGAGAAGCGGCGGTATAAAGTTCAGCACTTTTTAAATCAAGAGATATTAAACTCCTACCCTTTTTAACCTTGAATAAATACCGCATGTCTCCTCGCGGAACTTGTTGAAGGTTGGGCTTCTGGCTTGAAAACCTACCCGTAACAGTACCCGTCTGCCTAAACTCTGGGTGAATCCTCCACGTATCCTCTACTTGATACTTGATAAAGCTCTTACACATTTGCTGTAACTTATCTGTCTTCTTCCACCTGAGATAAGTATCAATAATGCTGTATTCCTTGCGAAATTCTTCTAATATCTTTTGATCAAGACTAGGTTTACCTGTCTTCTCGTTTATAGGTTCTATTCCAATAATTTTAAGATATTTGAGAGTTTGTTGAGAAGAACCCGGATTGTAACCGGCATATATTTTAGTACCTAATTTTTCACTACCTTTAGTCGCTTTGTTTAAATTAAATTCACCATTTTCATGTAGAGGTAAGCCATCATGGCCTACGTCCATCAATGCTCCATGTAACTCTTCAATATAAGCAGCTTTATAAGATTCACCTGATTCCCTTAATTCAAGAACATAGTTATCAGTTGCATATCTATCCATACGCATACCTGCTTTCTCCATTTGAATCACTGCTTTTATTGCGCGGCACTCGATTTCATAAACAGTGGATAAATCCTCAGACTTAATCCGCTTCATCATTTTGAGACAAACTTTATATGTGTACTCAACGTCTTTCATTGCGTACTCTTTATCAGCTTCAGTTAATGAGGCTTTCATCCAATCTTGAGCTTGAAGAGTTTTATCCATAAGGATTCCTAACTCTCTTCTTACTACCGAAAATAACGAGTGCGGTTGAGGTAATTTATTAATAGGATCAAGACTTTTTGCAGGTATTCCATTGTTAATTACCCAACTTTGAAGCATGGTGTCATGGACCTTCCCTTTTATATCAATGCCACAAGCTTGCAATACCCTTAGATCGAATTTTGCGTTGTGGAAAACAATTACTAACTTAGGGTCTTGAAGGAACTCAGTTAATGTGCGCCAATCTGACTCAGTTGCATCAAACGTATCTAAATAAAAGGAGTATTTAGGGCTATAAAATTGAATTAACCGGACACTTCCCTTTCCGTTAAAGGCGTGGGGAATTAAATCAGTCTCAGTATCGAGGCCAAAGGATGGACCCAAGCGTTTGAGCTTGTTGAAGAGTACAAATTTTTCCATTGATTACTCCTCACTCAAAAGTGTCTGAGTATTAAAGACGCACAGATATTGTTCTGTTGTAGTTGGAAGATGTGAAGTATCAAAACTTCCGTCAGTGCGTCTAAACGCTTTTCCTCGTTTTGCTTTTATCGTCAATATTCCCATCTCTCCTGCTCGATAGGACATGATGTTTTTCATCCTCCACATCAATTTAAAACGACTTAAGCCAGTTCCTTTTAGTGCTGCTTCATATTCTTCTTTCGTTGGGCCGGGATCATTAGCCCAATGATTTAAGTACTCGCAAGCTTCTTTGAGTGTTGTTCCTTTTTTCATTACTTGACCTCCCTTTTCTCAGCTTTTCTCATTGCGTATTCATAGAAGTACGCGGCCATCGTTTTTCTTAAACGTGGTGTTTCTCGATCTTTTGAAGTGACCTTAGTTTCTGCAATTAACCGGTCTAATTCGTCGTCGGGTAGGGTCTCGACCTGATCTAGTTCTATATCCCTCTTTAATAAGTAAGAGGCGAAGTAGTGAGATTCCTGTGGTGGTACTTCTTTGACCATTGAATGTGATGTAATGAATGTCATAACAGCTTTTCTAACTTAGAACGGATGTCATTGGTAGGGTCTTGTTTACAATCAGCTTCTTCTTTCATTTGATTCACATACATAGAAATTGTTTCGGCTGTGACCTCTTTGCAAGCTTTCTCAAAGTCTCCATCAACACTGGTCATTTGTTCTCTGA